AGATCTTATATCTACGGTCCATTCACCAAAGCAGGTGTTATCAAGAAAGCAATTGTATACGAATCAATTGGAGACAAGAACGATTCGCCAGACAACAGAAATACAAAACTTTCATACACACCTAAAGCATTGGAAGATAAAAATGCTGATGGTGTAATCAATGCTGCTGACGATGCACTTGTTATCAGTACAGATGACTTCGGATTTAATGAGGGAATTGAATTGCTATGAAAGAATTTGAAAAGAACATGGAAGATATCTTTGATATCGAAGTCGAAAAAGAAGATAATGCAATTGAACAATCACAACCATCCAAGCCTGTTCCCAAGAAACAAGAGCAGGATCACCAGGATAAAGATTATGATTATACCAGAGCACAACTATACAACCTCATAGACAAGGGTCAGGAGGCGTTCAACGGGGCGTTAGAGGTTGCACAGGAGTCAGGGCACCCTAGAGCGTATGAAGTCGCTGTGAACGCCATGAAGCAGGTAGCAGACACCACAGATAAACTTCTGGATCTACAGAAGAAGATGAAGGATCTCGATGCTCCTACAAAAAACTCTGTGAATACAAAGACCACAAACAACTTATTTGTTGGTAGCACAGCAGATCTGCAAAAGATGCTGAAGCAAATAAATAAACAAGAAGAGTCGGATTCATAAATATGAAGTCCTTTAAACAACTACGTATTGACATCACCGAAGCAGCAGAAAAACGTTACTGCCCTGGATGTGAAAAGTGGGAGACTAGAGCAGTCTGTCGATTCGGAGTTGAATACTGGGATAAGTACGCCGTCAAAAACTTTGAAGAATCAGTGCTCGAAGGAGCAGCCTGGACCAAAAAGTCAGGAAAGAAAAAGTCAGGAGGACTCAATGAAAAAGGACGAAAGTCTTATGAAAAGGAAAATCCAGGATCAGACCTTAAGGCACCAAGCAAAAAGGTTGGAAATCCCCGTAGGAAATCCTTCTGCGCTCGAATGAAAGGCATGAGAAAGAGGCAGAAAAAATCTAATAACACAGGTGATGATCGCCTATCAAAATCATTACGTGCTTGGAATTGCTGACATACTTGTTAAATGTATGTTAAAATAAAGGAATATCAATTACTAGAACTATAATTATACTATGAGTTTTGAGAATATCATGCGGCTTAACGAGACTGATGTACACCGTTTAATCAAAGCATGTCAGGTCTATCAGGACAAGACAGGTTCTGAATACATGTGGGATGAATACCACGAGTTGATTGAAAAACTCAAAACATATCAAGAACAATATTCTGTATCAAAATGAAAGCTTTAATCACGTTTCTGGTTGTGTTATTTTTTGCTGCTCCAGTGTGGGCAGTAGATGTAGCAATGGGTGCTAATGGCAACCTAGCATTTTCACCGAATGAGATCACAATCTCTGCTGGTGACACCGTTCACTTTATCAATGAATCACTACCTCCCCACAATATTATTGTTGAGGCACGTCCTGATCTCTCTAGAGAAGCATTGCTGTTTGCTCCTGGAGAATCACAAGACGTTGTATTTGCTGACGCAGGAGACTATAACTTCTTCTGCGGTCCTCACCAGGGCGCAGGTATGACTGGCGTAGTTCATGTGGAATAAGGATTACATAACCAAAGAACAAGCACAGGAGATGATTGACGATGCAATACGAAAGCATAATCGTAACGCTGGAATTATTAGTATGTGTGTTGGCTGGATTGTTCTCGCACTTTTTGCTGAAGGTTTACTTCGACTTGTCGGAGTGATCCCTCCACTATTACCTTGGTTAAAGATAACACTATGATGAGCGGATTATTTGTATTTGCATTTATCACACTAATGGTGATTGCCATGGAGATAACATGGTCGGTGAAAAATAAAGGAACTTTTAAATGACTCTAGCACATGTCCTACTTTACGGATCACTACCCTTTATATGTGCCACCGCATATTTCGGGTACAGAAAAGGTGAAAATAACTATTATGAAACTGACGCCTACGGAGGAAATGGAACAGCGCATTAAGATGAGGTATGCGTTTGCCATGTCATCATTCGGTAGAATGTTTCGACCAGATCATATTACAATGGAGATGAGATCTATATGTATGTCATGGTCTCAAGACATAGATACTATTACACCCTCTCGATCTGACTTGTACGAAGTTGATCGATACTTCCTGGAGTTATGGAAAAAACGATATGAATCTGAACCTGAATCTAATTGAAAAGTTAAGACATGAGATCTATATGTTGAAACTCGAAAATAAGCAGCTTAAGTTAAGTCTCGAAGAAGTAAATAGTAATTGGGTACATCCCAAATCTTGCCTTCACAATGAAGACCCATGGAAAAAGTTTCTAACGTAAGAGTCACAGGTTTTTTTATATTCAGTTTTGTAGCACTGTTTGTAGTATGGGGGTTGGGTAATGCTTATCCTTATTAGATATACGATGGAACATCAGTGGAGTTTAGGTCTCCTATCAATGATCTTAATAGTAGTTCCTATTATAGGAATGGATCTCGTTCATAAATATGGGTGGGAACATTGGGAACCATTCGCGAGGAATCATAAATGAATCCAGTAATTTTAATCGGTTGTTTTACACCACTGGTTATTATTTTTTTAGTAATGAAACTCGCCGTATGGGTATCTGCAGTTAATACAGAAAGCTCTTATGTCGGAAAAGAACCTCTACGAAAACGAGGACCCTTCGTGGCAGATGCATATGCAGACGTTGATGAAGAGGAAGAGGAATATGGAGATCGCACAGACTATCGATGAAGCGATTAATGAATACTATTCGCTTCAAGGTAAGCCTGTTCCAAATTGGAGGTATATAAAAGATGTTGATTGGTGGATTGAATATTTAAAAGATTTAGGAATTGACCCTAGAAACCCATGAAATTTGAATTAGATATGGATGACTATACGATCATCCTTAATGCATTACACTACTACAAGAAAGTTGAGAAGCGAGGAAACTTCAAGCAGTATAATGATGAGCGTGTCAATAAGTTAAGAGATAAAATGTCTTATCAATTAATTCCTAGCGCAGAAAGTTGGAAATGAATTTATTATTACGTCCTTTAGATAATCCAGATGATCCTGTGTGGTCAGTAATTATTATGGTAATCCTTGCTGTGGTTGGTGCGGTTTATACCATCATATACATACTAGGAATAGATGAGAGGGAATCCCATGGGAGCATTGACACCACCAAGCAGGAAGAGTTGCTACAACTTCCGAGTGACGGAGATCAACCGTGTCCTTGATGGTGATACTATTGATGTTACTATCGACCTCGGGTTTGATTTATACAAGAAAGAAAGAGTTAGAGTTGCTGGAGTTGATACGCCAGAGAAGAGAACGAGAAATCTAGAGGAGAAAGCTCTTGGAATCGACGCAACCAACTGGCTCAAAGAAAAACTCGAAGGCACGTTGGCTGGTGATGATGAGTTGTCTGTTAGGACTGAACTTGTTGGTGGCACTGGCAAATATGGGCGTCTTCTGGGTTGGTTATACATCGGGGATGACACAGTGTCACTCAACGAACAAATGATCACAGAAGGTTATGCTCACGCATACGATGGTGGCACCAAGGATATGAATTTAGAAGCACTACGAGAGATAAGGAGAAAACATGGAACCCTCATCTAAAGAAAATGAATGGTATTGTACCATGACATTAGGAATCGATGAAGTCCGATGTCTGTATGATCACTATGATTATTCAATTAAGATGTGGCCAGGTTCCCCTGCACGTCCTGCTGAAGAACAAGTTCTTCTGGATATAATGAAGAAGAGAATGTTTGCTATGATGGCAGAATACAATTTTACGGAAATGTAGACAATACACAAATTGTTAGTATTCTTTACACGATTTTTACCTACATAGTCCTATAATACTTTGTAGCGTAGTGTAACACAATGCTCGGACTCTATGTATTAATCACTTGTTTTATTCTACTTGTAGCATATGCAGGTATGGAAGAAACGGTGCGTCTATTCGCGTACATTGATCTAGTAATTAGATATCAATGGGTTAAATTTAGAATGTTTATGATGAGGCGTAAATTAGAACAACAACTCATAAAGGATCTACCTGATTACAA